ATCTTGATAATGCTAGACACGATGAAAAGAAATTTGGAGAATATCTAAAGGAAAAATATGGTCCTGGTAAACTAGATACTATGACCCTGGAATACATAACTGAATAATGGCATCTACATCTAAATATCTACAACTTAATTCACAGGTACTTCTTGAGTATATCTACCAAGATCCTGCTGCACCGACTGTAATTGATACAGACACTAATGGCGCACGTTGTATGATATTAAATAACGGTTATACAGGAACTAAATTCTTGTTTACTGAAGATAACCCATATGAACCTACCGGTAACTATAGAAAGTATAGTGCAGTACCTATCAATAGCGCTAGAAGTAAGTATGCCTACTTAACAACTAACGTGCCATTAAATTATTTAGATTATGATAATAATTTAACGGATGTTTCAGCTCTTTTAGCACAACTTACTACACCACCTAACGTTCCAGTAGAAGCTCTTCAGTATGATATGATCAGACTGCATCTAGTATCTGGTTATTCTATAGCAACACAGGGTGATGGTTTTATATTTGAAGTACAGCTTACCGATAAGGCCGGTAAAAAGCAAAACTTAACCTCAATCGCCTATCTGAATAGCGATAATTATGAGATTCTTAACCCAGACGAATTTGTAATGGGTGAAAAGCTTTATACGAGATATATCGAGCTTAAGATTCCTGCTATCAGTTATCTGAATGATGTTACTATATCTAATCCAACTGTTCCGACTACATTATCTTATCTGATGACCTATGGTAAAGGAGTTCATCCTGCAACCATGATTGACTTTTCGTTTAAGATAATTACCTCGACTGATACTGTTAATGGTTATAAGTTTTTCAATACAGGTAATGATGTTAAAACTAGTATAAGCAGAACAGATGAATACTCTGGTCTGAGTGCTACAATACAAGAGTCAACAGCAGGTGATTTCTTTGAACTGTATGGTTCTTATAATGGTGATATCTATGAAGACTTTATTGTAACTTTAGATCAACAGCCTAATACTAAGATTGCTATATTTCATGATGTAAGAGTTATTGAGCAAGTCGGTTCAGACTTCTTAAAAACCAGTGAGCAAAATTTTATACAGACTGAAGACTTTGGTATACCTTATAAGTTTAGACCAATTGTACTTAATTCATCTATAGCAACTTCTTATAGAATTGAATATACTCTTAGAATTTTTAATACGTATGATAACTCTCAGATAATTAGACAGGCACAGTTTACTAGCTTTGACGTTAAGAAATATGGTAGAAGAATACGTAAGATCAATCTGGGATTAGAGCCTAATATAGCTAAGGTCTATAATGTTTTACCTGATAATAAGCCTATTGTAAATTTGAAAACTTACAATAACATGAATCTTAATCAGGGTTCTAGCACAACTGTAGTGCAAACAGAGTTTGTAACCAGCTTTATAGATAGAAATAGAATCAGTGCTAGTGTATCAGCTGTTAAAATTATACCTGCAACTAAACAACCAGGCGATGTAATACCTACAGCAAAAGGATCTTCAACTAGTTTTTCAGATATACCATTAAAGATTCAACAGATCTCAGAAACTGATAAAGTCTATCAGCAAGGTGAAGCTCCTATTGGTATATCACCTTTTGATAACTTCTATCAATTTATTATTTATAATAACGCGGTTTCAAATGCATCAGGTGTAGGTGAGCCGCAATTAGTAGATCTGACACAGGTTGGTACAGTGTATATTAACTTTTTTGATAAACAAACAGGTCTTAAAATAAAACTTAAGAGTTATACGAATATCAAAGACCTGAATCCAGCTAATGGTGAAGTTGTCTTTAAGATACCTGCTGAAGAGTCTAGTAAAATACTAGGTATGACAGATAAGACTTATTATGTGTCTACAGTTTTGGAAACAGGTGGTGGTACAAGTGAAGAGACATTAATGTATAATGGCACTTGGTATAGCGTTGAAGAAAAGAGCGGTAAAGTTGCTTCAGACATTATTCAAGATCTTCAAAATTCATTTGATGCGTTAAGTGAAGCGTCTGCTGCCATTATAAATTCAAGAGATGCTGAGATAAGTGCACTTAAGGCTGAAATAGATTATCAGAAACAATACGTTGCCGGGCTCGAAGCTAATGTTTCTGAGTTAGGTGGTGACTTAGCTGCAGTACAGGGCTCATTATCACAGGCACAAGATGCTATAGCTCAACAACAGACAGCTTTTGAACAGGCAATAGCAGGTGTTACAAATACAAGTAATAAATTGATTCAAGATATTATTTCAGCAAGTAGCTCACAGAATAGTGTATCTTCCAGTTCTTCCAGTTCTAACAATCAAATTGTAAAAGATGATTTAAGCAAGACTGATACAATTTATATTAACGGAAACCCTGTAAGTCCAAATCCTAATTATCCAGGTAATAGTACTGATAATAAAGGTAGTAATAACGCTGGTAAAAATGATTCTATACTAGAGTATGTACTACAGCAGCAGCAGGGTATATCAAGTTCACAGGTTACTATAAATAACGGAAATAATACGCCATCTGGTAGATCAGACACGACTAGAGGAAAGTAAAGATATAAGAAATGCTACTAAACGCTAGAGATAATTTATTTCAATTTGGTTTTCCTAGAAATTTTATACCAAAAAAGGTATCAGATAAGTATAAACCTTATTTGAATAGAATACCGGGTAATCTGATTGAAGAGCCAATTGATTTTATCAATTATACAATACAGTCTATCAATTTTCCAGGTATGGGTTTTGATCCTGTTCAGCAGGCTCAATATCCTGGTAGAAATATACTTTTCAGGTCTAGTAAACCTGTACAGGAATTATTCCAAAAGGAACTTACTGTAACATTTCAATTAGTAGATGGTTATGTCAATTACTGGATTCTACTTGAAACTCTACAATACTACTATGACTTTAGTAATGAAAAGACTTATGCTGAGTCTTTAAACTTACGTATGCTTGATAGTGAAGGTAATGCACTTGTATCTGCAACATTGAAAGACACCCTCATAAGAAGTATAAGCGATCTGCAAATGAGCTTTGCAAGTAACGTAGCCGAGTTTAAAACATTCGATCTTAACATAGCATATAATGAGCTAGAGATCAGAGTAGAGCTAGACTAATATATAGATAAAGAACAGACAGATGAAAACATTTAATGAATTTATTACTGAAGGCAATATTGATAGCCAAGAATGGAAAGCCCTAAATGAAAGTTTGATTACCGAACTTACAGCTGAACAAGAGGCACAAATCGATGAGGCTATTGATAGATTCGTATCTGAATATCTAAGTCAAGGTAAAACAATGGAAGACCTGCAGCAAGATATTATGAATGAAGGTTTCATTGGATCTATTCTTGGTGGTTTAGCAGGTTTTGCACTTGGTAGCTCAGTTGGTAAAATTATTGCCAGAGTTCTTGGTGTAGGCCCAGGCGTTTTATATGATATGCTAACCAGCCGTCTTGTCGGTGCAGCTTTAGGTTCTGCACTTGGTTCACGTGTTTAATAACCCTTTAATCTCAATTTTATGTTTGTCGGTATCGACTTTTCAATTAACTCTCCAGGTATTTGTATTATCCATGAGGAACAGTGCCATTGGATCAGCAAATCAATAGGTCCTAAAACTAAAGCAGATGGCGTTTATGTCGAAAGAATAAAAGCCTGCTCTGACGTTTCATATATCCAGTTTGGTGGTGACTCATCTTCACAAGATAGTATAGACAGCTACAGTGATACTGAATATCGCAAGATCATTCGTTATATCAATAGGGCTAATCAAATCAAAGAAATTATCTTTCAGACTGTAGATAACCTAGGCTATAAGGGCCCAATTCATTTTGGTTTTGAAGGTTTCTCCTATGGTTCAAATACAAATAACATTATTGATATAGCCATTGCAACAGGTTTCTTAAAAGAGAGACTTATAGACCATTGTGTCGCTAATCAAATAGAGATGACACTTGACGTAATGGCACCAGGTACTATCAAAAAGCATGCCGGCTCTGGTCGTTATAATAAAAAGGAGATGTATGAGGTTTTCGCTGAGAATCGACACTCTGATTCTAAGCTAAAGCAGTCTGACTTCTGGACTTTATCCCAATCTATAAAGGGAATGAAGAAGTTGCCGAAGCCAACCGATGACCTAATAGACTCTTACTTTGTGGCTAACGCTCTGATGGGGAAGTATGTCAGCCTGGCTACCTAGAGTTTGGATCCACCTCTGGATTTAAGATACTTAAATATTGTACACACCAGTAGGGGTATTGTTTCAGGACCTACTGGTTTTTCTATGAGATTGCTTGCTAGCTGTATTTCTCATAAACTATTTTCTATTTGAACGATATATAAACCATACTGATTTAACAAGTTTACTGGCCAGTATCAAGTTATTTTAGGCAATTAAAAGGCAAATTAAAATTTAATTATTATGGCAAAAAAAACACAAGAAGATTTCGATATCTTTTCAACTAGCGTCAGCGATATCGACCTCTACAAGAGAGAAAAGAAAGACAGTGTATTCTATTCTCCAAAAGCAAAAGATGGCGCAGATGGTACTTATAAGGCATTGATCAGATTCATGCCGAACATCAAAAATCCAAAACAACCTATCGTTCGTAAATTCACCTATTGGCTTGAGGGTCCAGATGGTAAAGGTTCTAACTTTGATAGTCCTTCTACTGTCGGTGAAAAGTGTCCAATTCAACAAGCTTTCTATCGCTTGAAGAATAGTGAGTCAGCTGCAGATCGCAGAATGGCGGAAAAGCTTAAAAGAAAAGAGCAGTTCTATTCTTTGATTAAGGTTATCAAAGATCCACAGAAGCCTGAAAATGAAGGTCGCTACTTTATCTTGAAGTATGGTACTAAATTAAAGCAAAAGATTGACGATGAAATGTCACCAAGCTTTGATGAGCCAACACAAATCTTTAACCCACTTACAGGTAAGAATTTCGAATTGATTGTAACCAAGCAAGGTGATTATAACAACTATGACACGTCTAAGTTCCAGAGTAAGAAAACTCCAGTTATCATTAATGGTGAGCCTGCTGATAACAGCCCAGAATCTAAAGAGGCTATTCTCAAAGAATTGAACTCAGCACCTGATCTGAGCACATTTGAGTATCAGGCATGGAATGATGAAGATCGTTCAAGAGTTGAGAAGTTTCTTTCTTATTATACATCACGTGGTTCTTCAATTGATGCAGTAGTTAATTCTAAACCAAAGGCTGAAGCTGCATTTGAAACCAGTGATAGCGATGATGACGACTTCTTGAGTACACCTGCTCCTAAAAAGGAATCAGCTAAAACAAGCTCTGAACCTGCTAAGCAATCAAGCAACGATGAAGACTTAGATTCATTTCTTGATGGTCTAGGTATTTAATAACTATCTATAATCAAAAGGGAGCCTCAGTGCTCCCTTTTTTACATTTAACTAAATGATAGCATTGGATAATAAATTTGAAATAGACGAAGCATTTAGAAATAAAGTAGAAGGCCTGGTTGAGGATATACTTGTTTCTGCGCATGGTAAGGGTGCTAAGGCCAGAATCAAGAAGATGCATAACCGTTTAAACTTTGCATGTCCCTATTGCGGTGATAGTAGCACTGATATGCTTAAGAAGCGTGGTAATTTATTTTGGGACACTCTTTACTATCACTGTTACAACTATGGATGTAATATACACAAGTCTGTCAGTGAACTAATCAATGACTACATACCTAATGGTCTTAACAGTACTGAAAGAATTGGCGTAATTGATTATATCAAATCACATAGCAGAAAGACTGTAAGACAAAGCGTCAGATATGAAATCTTTGAGAATCTGTATAAGCTTGCAGTACCACTTGACCTGTTCATGGAAAGAACAGGTACTAAAAAGATAAATGAAAATAGCCCAGGTTATGAATACCTAAAGAACAGGTTATTGGTCAGATCAGCCGATGGCTTTACCTATGGTAACAATAAGCTGTACATACTTAATTTAACCAATGACAGAAAGAGGGTTGTCGGCTTTCAGATGAGAAATCTAGGTCGCAGTGGATCTAAATATCAAACATATAATATAGAAAAGCTTTACGGCTTCTGTGGTCTAGAATTACCTGAAGATAGTGAAGTTGAAAAACTAAATGATGTGTCAACACTCTTTGGTATACTTGATATAGACTTTACACGACCTGTTACTATATTTGAGGGACCGATTGATGCCAAGTTTATGGGTAACAGTCTAGCACTATGTACAGTTGGTCGAAATGTTGAACAGTTTCATGATATACCAACTATCAGATATATGTTCGATAACGATAAGGCAGGTAAGAATGCCATGAGAGATTTGCTGAAGACTGGTAAAGAAGTATTCTTATGGTCTAAGTTTATTTCAACCTTTAATCTAGGTGAATACGAGATAAAAGACCTTAATGATCTAATTTTAATTTGTTACAAAAATAAATTGGATGCATATAAATATATTGGTAGCTATTTTTCTTCTAACAGTTTAGATAGTTTCTATGTATAAAAATAATAAATGGATAATGGAAGAACTTGATAAGTTTAATCAAGACCATGATAACCACCTTAAGAAGTTTAAGCTATTGTTAGAAGATTTACCTTCAGCTAATTATGAGTATACTGGTAAAACAATTTCTGATTTTCAAGTAAAAACAAAGAAAAGAAATGTTATCGTATACAAGAAAGATATAGATAGCGAAGGTAAATTATTCTAAAATGGAAAATCAAACAGAACTCGATAAACTTAATGACCTGGATAAATTTCTCGAAAAGCAGAGAAGTGAATGGGGAGATAGAATAGTAGAATTGATATCCAAGATCAGAGAGTTTGAAAACCTTGCAGAAGTGCAAGTTACTATGCTTAGCTATCGCCACATGATAATAGATCAGATAGCTAAGATCAATATAACCCTCAAGAAAAGGGAGTCATCATATAACATCCAGTACAAGAACAGGTTCCTGGAATACTTCAACTATGATTATAAATTAAATGACAAACAAAAAGTCAATATGGTTGAAGCTGATCTTTCAATACTAGATAAACAGATAGGTTTTTTGAATACCCAAATTGAGTACTTCAAGGAATGTATCAAAACCCTAGACAACGTTGGATGGGCGATTAAGAATAGACTTAACATTAACGAACTAGCCTAAAGTGAAACTTGAACTAAGTGAAGATAACAAGTATCTAATCGTAGTTGAGGCATCTGATATAGAAATCGAGCAATTACGAATTTGTTTAACCAGAAAGGTGAATGGCTGGCGCTTCCACCCTCTGGTTAAGCAAGGGCATTGGGATGGTAATGTATCTTATTTTCTTAAAGACAGATTCATACCATCAGGTCTATGGAGAGAAATACTAGACATCTGCAAGAAATTTAATTATGAAATTGAAATAGCAGGCATCAGAAGACTATTTGATAACTCTATAAAAATGGAAGAGTTTGAAGCATGGGTTAAAGAGTATTTCCATGACTTTAACATGGAGATCAGACAGTATCAAATTGAAGCGGCATTTCAAGTTCTTAAAAATAGAGTATGTGTAGCTGAGCTTGCAACATCAGCCGGTAAAACACTTATCTCATATATTATAGTTTCATATCTTCTACAGAAACAGAAGGCTAATAAAATACTATTCATAGTACCTAGCGTTAGTCTTGTTACCCAAGGTGTAAGTGACTTTAAGAGTTACACTAGATTTGTAGAGAATCCGGTTAAGATTAAATATCAAGAGGTTTATTCTGGTCAAGCACCAAAGCCTGAATTTAATTTTGTAATAGGTACCTATCAATCACTATCCAAAAAGCCAAAGGAATACTTTGAGGAGTTCGATGCGGTTATAGTTGATGAGACACATAAGGTAAAAGCCCAGTCTATTAAACAGATCCTAGAGAAATGTGTTAATTCAGTTTATAGATTTGGTCTTTCAGGTACTATACCAAAACCAGAAACACTGGACAGATTGACCCTAATGAGTTATACAGGTCCGCTGATCACTGAGGTTAGCGCAAATTACCTAGCATCGGAAGGCTTTGTTACCAAATGTCGGGTACAGGTTATTGAAATGGACTATGCAGCAGAAGAGGTTAAAATGGCTTTTGCTAATTTAAGCAGAACTCCAAGCCGAAAAGAACTTTATCAAATGGAGCAAGACTTCATTGTTAAAAACAATGAACGCCTTAATTTTATAGCTGATGTCATAGGTCGATCTACCAAGAGTAGTCTTGTTCTATTTCATAGAATTGAACATGGGCAAAAGCTGTACAAGCTTTTACGTGAAAAATTTGCCAGACCTATTTATTATGTAGACGGCGGAACAGATGCTGAAATCAGAGACGTCTATAAAGACAAAATGGAGAAAGGTGAAAACGTTATCTTGATAGCCAGCTTTGGTACGTTCAGTACAGGTATTAGTATTAAGAATATCCATAACATTTTCTTTACAGAATCCTTCAAGTCTGAAATCATAGTAAGACAAAGTATAGGTAGAGGTTTAAGGCTACATAAAGACAAAGAGCTTCTTACAATCATAGACTTTGTCGACAACTTTAGTTATGATGGATGGGATGGTTATCTGTATAAGCATGGTAAAGAACGTCAGAAAATTTACAAAGAACAGAAATTTGCATACGCAGTTAAACAAGTTAAATTCTGATATATAACAAAAAACCTGGGTCATGCCTGTTAAGAATTATCAAGAATTTATTAAAGAAAGCACACCTAATCTGATTGTTATTCCTAAGCAAATGGCTAATGGTGAAATGTCAGAAGAACAGGAAATGGCCATAGGTCAATTGAAAAGCACTATAAACCATGCAAGTGAACTAATCAATCTTGTAGGTAATGTTAAAGATATTGAGGCATGGGTTCAAAGTAAAATAACCACAGCCCAAGATTATATTGAAACGGTACATAGCTATTTGCAAAGTCGTTTAGATAATAAAGATGAAAATCCAAAATAAAAACAAATAAAAATGAAAAATCTATTATCATTTGAAAGTTTTACTCAGCACGTTAAATCAGAGTCTGAAGCTAAAATGACAGAAAAGAAAGTACAGACTCAGAAATCAATGG